TTCTTCTAAATAAGTTCTTATTTCTTTGAAGGCTTCAGCCTTTGAGAGGCTTTTGCCTTTATCTGATTTCAAATCCATATAAATATTATACCATAAATTTATTAAAAAGTCAATCTATTCAGGCATATTTTGTTCCATAGCCTGTAGATCTTGATCTAACGATCTTTCCTCTACACTAGGTTGACTTACTTGTGCTTGTAAATCTTGTTGAATTTGCATTCGAAGTTGCTCTTGTTCAGCTCCTTCAAAGAGAGCAGCGTTGTCTTTAATGAAGTCAAACTTCTCAAAGCCCATATACTCTTCAACCATATTTGCAAGTTTCTTAGCAGAGATGTGTGGAGCTATATATTGTCCTATTGGACTATTAAATACTCCTAACATATTCTGCATTAACTGTGCTCTGGCAGCATAATGTCTAGCACCTATAGGTCTAAGCTTACCACGAGCTGTTAAATCTTCTTTAGTTACTGATAAGAAATCAGCTACACCAAAGTCATCATCCATAACTTTAGCTAACTCTGGTAAATCTAAATTACGTTTAGCTGATTCTAACATTGCATTTAAAATAGGTTCTAAGAACTCTGTTTCAAATTGATTAATTTTATTTTGGAAAATACGTGATGCTGCATTTTGTAATTGTTGTACTTCAAATGCTGTCTTCTCACCTGGAGTTCTAAAGCCCATAGCTTCTTTAGGAGCTCCTGCCATTTCTTCCATAACATTTAGTATAGCTGCAATTTCATTATTAACTTGGAAAGCAGCTGCATTAGGAGCCATAGCTTGAACATCACCATCCTCAGGAATATGAATTACTTCTTCAGGACCCCATGTAAATGGTTCTACATCACCTACAATTTTAAGAGGTGGATGTATAGTAAGATCTAAAGCATCGGCTTTAAGATTTTCTAAATGATCAATACGATATTGTAGTCCTACTAAATTATCTAAAGGACCCATTGCATATAGATTGTCTGGTCTTTTTCTCCAACCTACATGAAATTTATTATCTTGTCCTAATAAAGAAGGATTATCTAATGTTCTTAAAATATAACTTCTATCTAGTATAGTTATAATTTGGTTTCTGTAAAGTTTCTTTTCAATAGAGTCATAGTAGTCTCCTTCAAACTCTAAAATTTCTACATAACCTGATTGATAGTATTCTTGTAATGTACCAAAGCCATCTACAATAAATGCTTCAGCTTTATTAATATCTTCTATCTTAAACTGTGATAAACTATTTCTAATTTCTAAAGCTCTATTTAAAGATTCTTTATCATATTGTAACTCAGGTCTATCTTCAACCTCTACCATAAGTTCACCAATAGATTTAATATATCTAGTAAACTTAGGAGACTCTTTAAATGATGGAGCAGTAGGATTAAATACAATATCAAATGGAGATATACGTACTAATTTAGGACCATTATAAACTGTAGTAGGATTACTATCTTGAGTTCCTTTTTCAGTTTTATTTATATATTGTACTTCAGCAAAAGCATTACCATAGTCTATATAGTCAGCAATTAATTGAGATATTGTTTCTTTAAATCCTGATTCTTTAGTTTTAGTTTTAAGATAAGCTTCAATAGCTTTACGTTTATTTACATACGTATCTTCTAAAGTAGCTCCTTCCCACTTCATCCAATTATCATTTGGAAATAAAGCATCCATATAGTTAGCATGAAGATTATCTCTAATCTGTGTTAACTTAGGTAATGTTGTTTTATTTTTCCATGGAAGAGTAGAATTAGTAGTAGTACTTGTATCTGTTGCAAATAAATAGTTACGTAGTTCTCTCCACTCTGCTTCTTTATTTTGTCGTTGTATCCACCATTGATTATACAAAGCTGCAAGGTTTCTAGCCATTGTATCTGGATTAATTGCTTTTTCAAATTGTGCTACTTTTCCTGCCATATATATTCCTTAGTAAGATACTCCCCCAAAACGAGAGTGTGTTAAAACATTAGAAGACATCATACTAACTCCATTACTTCTTTGTCTAGGTATTATAGAGATAGCTATAGCATTTGCTAGTGCATCTTTAACGTCATCATGTGGTGGATGTACTTGAGATAGTTCTTCTTCTAGTACTTGACAATTACCACCTTTGTAATGCCACATTTGTTGATTATGATATTTAGGTTCAAGTATAGCATTAATACGTTGTCTCTTATCACCTAAATGCCTAGTAGGTCTAAACTCATCAATAACTAATGGAATACCATTAGTTTTAAGATAACTATCTTTAAGTTCTTTTACAATAGTTTGTTGAGCTACTGTAACCTCAGCTCTTAGTTTTCTAAAACCCCATTTCTCCCAAGCTCTAAGAATATGATCATAATAATCTACAATACGATCTGTCTTAAATCTATCTATATCTAGTACATAGTAATTAGCTTGGTGATCTACACCTACAACAACTAGTGCTGTACTATCAGCTTGTTTACGTAAAGAGAAAGCAAAGTCAATTGCTGCATAAACATTTAACTTACGATCTCGTATGTACCAATCTCCTTCTCTATTTTGTAATATAGCTCTATCATAATATTGGAAGCTATCATTATTTATATTAGCTGCTTCTGAGTTATTAGGATCATTGTAATACTGAGCATAAAATTGAGTAACGTCTACATACTTAGCTTTAATTCTTGCTAACTCTTTAGCATCAAAGCCAAATGATTTACCATCAGATCTTTTTTGTTTAGCCCAAAGAAACTCACCATTAATTTCTACAACTCTTTGAAACAATTCATAAACATTTTCTTCAGATTCTAATTCACCTTCATCATTATAGATCTGTTCTTTCATGTTTACCATAGTGTCATATATATCTCTAGGATGATAACGAGTACCAACAACCCACTCAAAAGCTCCAGGGTTTTCAATAGAAGCAAGTTGCGAGTAAGCCGAGGAAACTTTTTCTCTACCATCTTCTGTATACGCATTACCTGGAACAACAATATCATCAAGTACCACAACATCGGCATGAAAGCCAGTAGTATTACTAGTAAGACCAACAGCTTTGACACTAGCATCACGAATACCCTCTAACTTTCTTTGTGGATGATCAACAGCTATCTCAGCTACTGCCCATTTTTCTCGTTTACCTTCCTCTTCATGGATCATATCTTTCCAGTATCTACGATAGATAGGGCTATCTATAATCTGTTTAATTGCATATAGTTGTTTTTCTGCTAAGTCTGCTGTCGCTGATACATATAGTATAGTAGTTTCAGGATGCTTAGTTAACCACCATGCTGTACGATAAGCTATTAACTTTGACTTCATGTGCCCACGAGGAAGTAACACTAGTTGGTTTTCTTTAGCACCTTGTCTTTGCCACCAAGATATTAACTCTTCATGTACTGCACCTACCATTAAATGAGGTGCTACTAGTCGTATAAAAGTCAACAGATCTGCTTCTGCTGCTTCTCTGATTTGGTCAATCTGAGTCATTTATTTCTTTCTGTATTTAGCTGTCTTTTTTTTTATTTTATCTGGCTGTGATACAAACTGTTTACCTTTACGATTACCTGCAGCCTTAGCTGCGTTAGTAGCTTTCTTTTCAGCAGGGCTTAAAGCTTTCCATGCTGCATCAGGTAGATATCGTTTCTTTCCTTCACTCTTAGTACCATCAGAAGTTCTCCACTTTTGTTTGGTCCAAGCTTTTAAACTCTTTTGTGATTTAGCTAATGCCATTATTTTTTCTTTTTAGGTTTTTTATTTTTATCAAGTAATGCACCAGGGTTACCATTTTTAGGTGGTTGTTTTACATTACGTACTCTAGATTTTTTCTTTTCCATTACTTATATCCTCCTCCTTTTTCTTTATATTGTTTAGCCAATAATTGAGCTTTACGTGCTGACCACTGACCTGGTTTACCACCTTTACCTCCTGCTTTAATCTTATTAAATAATGCTTTACGCATTGAAGGTTTAGTATAGTTACCTGCTTTATTAACTGTGCTTTTCTTTTTAGTAGCTACCATTTAACTTTATGACTCCAGTACCTAGCGCTCATTTTATCTGGGCTAGAGTCCTGAGCATTATGTCTAGCATAGTAAGATCTCTTACGTGCTTTATCTTTAGCAGATGTAGGATTCTTACCTGCTCCTTTTACACCTTGTTGACCAAAGCGTATTAGTTTAGTTTTCTCTCCTACTTTAGCTACAACAACATGAGACTTAGTAGGATGACTAGGAGTCTTCTTAGGTTTATTATAACCTGATACTCCTGCTCGTTCTAGTTTTGGGTCCTTTGCCATTCTCTTACCTCTCTTGCATATTCAATTTCATTTATAGTTACTTCTTCTACAATTACTATTGGTTTTCTAGTAGCACAGCTAGTTAATAATAATAATGCTATAAGTAAATACTTCATTAATTAGGTTTAGCTAATTGTCCACCAAAGTAAAATTCTACAATTAAAGTAGCCCATTGGAAGATCTCATCAAACTTATAAAGACCTTTAATTGTTGTAAAAGTTTCTCCACCACCAATACTAAATAAACCTAAAAAACTAAAACCTTCTGATGTAGATCTAACTACTGTATCAACACCAAAGATTCCTGCTAGTGGATATATAGCTACTAAAGATAATATAACTAATATAAGTATTCGTCTGTTCCATGCAGCAAAAGGAGACTCAGTAGCAGCTACTTCACGAGCACTATCAATTTGTTTTGATCGTGCTGCTAAATTAGCAAGCATTAGTTTTTGTTGTTCATGAGCTTGAGCAGATTTAATTGCTGTTAGTTTAGCAATAAAACCTAAGATAATAGGAATAAGGTGAGTTAAGATTGTCATTTATTTATAAAACTTTTTAATTGATTCCAAAAATTATTTAGTTCAATTTTTATTTTGTTTAGTTTTATGCAAAGTTGATTTCGGATACGGCTGTAAACCTCTATGATCAATATAACCATGAGTATATAAAGAATCCACATTTTGTATTACCTTTCTTAAAATTTTAAATAGCATTTAATAAAAGAGTAGCTGCTTGTGTTTTATTAATTATCATTGTTGATACAACAATACTACCAAATCCTAATATAATAGTCCAAAGAAGTTTATTAAGAACTGCTTCTATTTTATCTATACGAGCGTGAATATTAGCATATCTTTCTGCACAAAGTTCTTCGTGAGAATTTAATCTTTGTTCTACTTCTTTTGGAGTTGTCATAATTATTCAACTACAGGATCAGTTTCAGGAATTACTTTTGGAGCAGGTTTTGGTCTACTTAAATTTGTACCATCCCAATCTTGTCCTATTCTTGGTATACCACTTATTGAAATCCAATCGGTTCCATCCCATTCCCAGTCTAATGCTGATGTTGTAGATTCGTCTAATACTGTATAACCTTCAATATTTATTTCAGATACAGGTCTTTCATCTACAGAAATATTTTCTAATTTATTTGTTGTATTGTTTATAAGTAAAATTCTTGTCATAATTTCCTACCAATAAGTAAATTGAACTGTTCCATCACCACCTGAACCAGAGGTTCCAGATTCAGTACCTCCCCCTCCACCACCAGGAGTAGATCCTGCTGAACCATTAGAACCTGCTGTAGCTGCATTACCACCATTACCTGCCATTACTGATGTACCTCCAGGATATAATGTATCACCAAGTGATACACTTCCTCCACCTGCTCCACCCCAAAATGAATTTCCTGCTCCAGAATAGTCAGGAAGTGTAGAATCAGTTTCATTATCATACGGAGAACTTCCTGCTGCACCCTGCCAATGAGAATTTCTACTAAAAAATCTTGGAGCTGAAGCATTGATTGATGTATGCCCTGCTTCCATAGAACCTCCAGTAGCATAACTCTCGTTGTCATTATTTGCTAAAGGTCCTCCTGGACCAATAGAAGACCCTCCACTTCCTCCTAAAGCATTAAGATCACTACTTACATCACCAAATCCACCACCACCACCATAAGCATTTAGTGTTTTAGAAGAACCTCCATTCCAAGAAGATATTGTTACAGAAGAAGTGCCTCCTGTTCCTCCTAAAGCACTACTACCACTTGAAACACCTCCCCCACCTGCTGCTACTGTATAGGTAACAGTTGCTCCAGATAAGTATGAAAATGGAACTGTAACAATAGTATATCCACCACCACCACCTCCACCTGCGGCAGATCCATTATCACCACCTCGACCTCCTGCTCCACCACCACCCCAGAGTTCTATTTTAACCCAGTTAGCAGAAGCTGGTTTAGTCCATGTCGCAGCTGTACCTGATGTATATGTTTGTACTGTTGGTGATCCACCACCAGAAGCGTCTGCCCATTCAGTAGCAGTTGCTCCAGTATTAACTGTTAACACTTGCCCTGCTGTTCCTAATGATGAAGGTATGTTAGTAGCAATATCACGACCATCTACTGTGCCAGATACAACAATATTACCAACAACATCTAATGCTTGTGAAGGACTAGGAGTGCCTATACCTACTCTGTTATTAGTAGAATCTACTTTAAGAGTACTAGTATCTACAGTAAGATCAGCATTAATAGTTTGGTTAGCAGTAAATGTATTAGCAACATCATTCTTTGTTGTATCAGCATCATACGCTTGAACTGTTGATCCAATGTCAGCAGGTTTAAGAGGTGCTAACTCTGCATCTACATAAGATGCTATTTGAGAACCAGTAACTTTCTTAGAAGTACCTGCTTCATTTATTTCAAACTCATTAGCATCAGCTACTGCCGAGGCAGCAGGTAAACCTGAGATTTTTACATTAGCCATATTATTTTACCCTTTTCCAAACTCCATTAACATTTTTATAAACTACTGAAGGACTAGTCCATTCTCCTTCATACTTAACATACATTTGTAAAATTTGTTTCCAAACACCTTCATCATTATAAAATTGACTTGATACAAAAGGTATTTTAGTTGCATTAGCTACTAATGAAGACTCTGCTGCATTATTAGTAGAATCACTTGTAGCCCTTATATCATCTTGTTCTGTTATTCTAGTATCATTAGCTTCAGTAATACGAATAAATTCTGAAGTTATATTTTGAAATTGAGCATAATGGATTTCACTCATTACTGTACTCTCCTCCAACTACCAGATTCTTTTTTATAGATTCTATCAGGTTCTACCCAAGAGCCATTATACTTCACATAAATGTTACTAAGCTCTTTCCAGAGACCTGTTGTTTTAACATAAGGTGTAGAAGTAAATGCACTATATGTTTCTGTTATATCTGCTGTACCTGTTCCTGATAAAGAAGTAGAAGCATTTAATATTTTAAGAGCTTCACTACTTAAACTTCCATTAGCAGATAAACTGCTTTGTCCTCCTAAAACTAATCCACCTATTTTATCAAAAGTACCTGATGCATTTAAACTAACAACACCATTAGCAGTAAAAGATTCTGTAGGAGTTAAAGTTCCTATAGCTGTTAAATTGTTATTTACTTTAACCTTAACTGTATTATCTAAAGAACCTGTGGCATTTAGTTCACTTCTACCTGTTAGTAGATTAGTACCTACTGTTACTTTACTACCTGAGGAACTTAAACTTGTAACACCATTTAAAGTTAGATCTACTTGTTTATCTAAAGTTCCAGTACCTGTTAACGAGGCAGCTAACGTTTGTTTAATAACAGATAAACTTACTAAACTTCCTGAAGCATTTAACGAAGAGTTTCCTACTCTTTGGAAACCTGCAGAAGAAGTTAAAGAACCTTGTCCTTGTAGATTAGTAAATCCAAATAAAGTTTTATCAGCACTGTTTGCTAAAGTACCAGATCCATTTAAACTAGTACTTGCACTTCTTATTCTATCAGCAGAACTTGTTAAGTCTCCAGAAGCATTTAAAGAACTGAAGACTTCAATAAAGTTTTCCGTTATACGAAAAACACTAGCTTCCGTAATACGAAGATCACCTGCTTCGGTTATACGAAAGCCGTCAGCCATGACTTACCTTAAGCTAAAGTTAAGTCGATGTTACCTACTGAGAATTCTAATGTATCTCCGTCAGCAACAGTCTTAGATGCAGTTAAAGCACCATGCCATAAAAGGTTACCACTTGTTGAAGCATCAAAAATACCAATATGAGTTACAGTACCATAGTCTGCACCAGAAGCTGTAAAGCTTACTGCACCTGAGTTAGATGTTGTACCACCTGGTGAAGATGCTGCATCAAACGTTACTGACTGTCGTGCGTAACCTCCTGTTGATACTTCAGTACCACCTCCTGCATCTGATGGTGCTGCTGTGAATAATCCTACATACCATGCAGTAGGTCGTGTTGCAGTCCCATTCGTCATTAGCCAATCTAATAACAATGCTTCTGCGTGATCTGATAAAGCTGCCATTTATTTCTCCTGTTTAATTAAGCTGATACTCTGAACCAAATATCTCCATCACTACCACCTGAAGGAGCACTTGTACTGATTGTTACTCGATCTACTAATGCTAAGTAGTTATTGTAAATAGTTTGCATTTCTGCTTTATAATCTACACCATTAACTGTAATAGAATCTACATTAATAAGACCATAACCATTCATATCTAAATCTTGTTCCATCTCATTAGGTTCACCAGATGGATTGTTACGATATAAAACTTTATTATTTAATTCTGATTCAATAGCATTAAAAGCATTATTTAATGCTGTGGTACTTGCATATCCTGATGTTATGTCACTAATTGTAAGTTTAGCCATTTATAAATCCTTTTTCCAATTAAAACTTTTTCCTCTTAAATGTTTAGGAACAATCAAAGATTTAGGTTGTCCCCCTTCTGTTTTTATTTTATTACTTAACTCAGATCCTTGCTTTCTAAGTTCTTTACCTGCTTTAACAGCTTTATTAACTTTTCTTAATATTGAATAAGGAACTGGTTTATCATAACTAGAAGATTGAACTGTCTTCTTAATCATGTCCTTAACACTTTGAGGAATCTTATCTCCTTTCATTGTTTTAACAGGACCTGGCTTTTGTTCTGTCATTTTACGAGCCTGAGCTACTCGATATGCTTTCTCTGCTATATTAGCTACCTTACCAACTCTACCTGCAGGACCAGGTAATTTACCTGTAGCCTTAAGCGCATTGAATGCCGTTCTTAATGCAGTCTTAGTATCAAATGTTTTACTTACAGATACCTTAGGAACTTTCTTAGGTCTAGGCATTATTTTTTTAATAAATTATTTTTAATAAGAACTTCCATACCTGGTGTTAAACCTCTTCCAAAAGAACTTTTAGGTTTTTTATAATCTTTTTTAAATTGTTTAGCGCCTTTAGATTGATAACCTTTTCCTGGTGTTAATGATCTAATAGATTCACCTGTTTGTTTTTTATATTCTTTTGCAGCTTGTCTATCATTTTGTTTCATTACTCTATTCATAGGTTCTTTAGGAGTAGATTGTTTTTTCTTTGCTTGTCTTTTTGCTAATCCTTTAACTGCTTTTTTTACTCCTTTTTTAGCAAGATATGTTCCTGCTGCTCTAGCAAGTGTAGATACTATTAGAGGTGCTACCATTATTTGTCTCCTATGGGTATAAATATAAATTACCATTTGTTTCAGCATATAGCTTCATTAAGTCTGGTAATGTTTTTAAATTAGAGGTTAGATCTGTTTGTAATGCTGTACGTAAACCATCATTATATTGTGTAGGATAACCATTAGTTACACAATGAGCTATGAATCTATCATTCTCTGGGAATTTCATAATCATTATTTGTCTCCTACTTAGGTCGTGATATTATAATTTAATTTTTGTATTAAAATTACTTTTAGTTGGTTTACCTGTTTTTAAATTTAATGGAGAAGTCATACGAGGTTTTCCTAGATTACCTGCAAGAGACATACTTGCCATTTTCTTTTTTTGATCTGCTTTTTTCTTTTTATCAGCTGCTGTTATTTTTACAGGTTTATAATTAGGTGCATTCTTTGCCATTACTTGTCTCCTACGACCTTAAGACCTATGCGTTCTAGGTCTGATTGAAATTCTTTTTTAAGTTTAGTATCAGCTTTTAGTTCTCGTTCTACTTCTTCCTTAGAAGGTCTACCACGTTTTTGTATGTAACCTTTCTCTACAAGATACTTAGAAGCTTGTACTCCCTTTGCATCATTATCACGAGAAGCATGAATAAGAGCCTTAAGCCCTAAAGCTTTAAGGCGAATGTCTAATTCATCTCTCCATGACTGTATCATGTTCTTTAACTCCGGGATTGTATCATTAGCTAGTTTATTCCAATGATCCCAAGATCCTAGAGTATCTATTGCAAATTCGTATTCATAACCTGGGATGTGATCATACGCCATATAGATCTTTTTCATAGATTTATATGTAATACCATCACGTTCAATGTCCTCATCCTTGGTCGTAAAGACAGGGGGATACTTGTTAGTATCCACCCCATGTCTTAGTTCCCAGAAAAGGGATTGAGTGCGATAACGACCTAAGTCGTCTTTGTAAGAATTATTTTCCATAATACCTAAATATTATAACATAAAAGAGGATCAATGTCAAGCATTTTCTCAAGACATAGGTATCCTCTTCATCATATTTGGATTCAGTTACTAAGGACTAAGTACTAGTTAAGTTTCGTTAAGAAACTAAATTAACTTAGTTAATACAAATATTTTATCATATTTTTAAAGAAAAGTCAATAGTATTTAATAAAATAATTAATTTAAATTACTTATCAGTAGACACTACCTCCTAAGTAGCGAAGCTATGCGAGAGGTCGCACTTACCTCGAGCACAATTTTTAGTTCCCTAGATATCAATAATTTCTGTGAGATATTTTTTTCTTGTAATTCACTTAAACCTAGGTAGGGTATTCCCCCTTGGTAGGGGGTACATGAGCCTAGTTCCTAGCTGAGACATACCTTCTTGTAACTTGTATAGCAATTTTATTACTAGTCGCACTATTATGTTATTGATTTATCTAGATATTTTATTATAGGATCAAAGGTATTTACCATTCCCATATAAACTACCATATAAGTTCCTTTAACCACTGCTCTCTGTATGGTTATACCGCTCCGCAGCCGCTAGGGCTGACACACTCAACGATTGACTAGGTAAACTGTCTGCTAATCCATGATAATTGGTAAGCATCACATACGAGCTAAAGCTCGTTGTGCCTGCTAACCAATTCTAATGGAACACAGCCACTTGACCTAGAACCACAATCGAGTGTGTGACTATCACATATATTACAATTTATTAGGAGATTACTATGTTATATTTTCAAACCTCAGAAGTTAATTGTTCATGCCGTATTTGCAAAGATCAGTGGACTGTTTTAGTTCCTGTAACTAATCACGATGTAGACGAAGTTATTACCATCTGCAACAAATGTGATGATAATTTACCAACTTGGATTTAAGGAGAATATTATGAACGAAATCAAAATTCAACTAACTGATACAGATTGGAACGACATTGAAAGTGCAATCAAAAAAGTTCTAATCAAACATCTTGGCAATCCAACAGATGATAAACACCCAATCTTCGGATTGGAAGAAAATCAATTCTGTTTCACTGCAGAAGCAGGTTGCATTGATACATTTAATTACCTACTAAAAATTTCTAAATAAGGAGACTATTATGAAAGAAGAAATCAATGAATATATTATTAACCTTATAGCAGATGGTGAAGATGAATGGAGTACTAAACACGACATGAAGTTCTTGGAATACCAAGCTGTCGTAGGTGCATTACTAGATGCTAATCTTATTAAACTTCCTTAGGAGAAACTTATGGACCAACTAATCGTTCTTATCAAATATACTAATCAAGACAATCTGTTCTATCTTGATCCTATCTTCAAAACTGTTGAGGAGTTCACTGATGAGCTCTTCAACGATGGTTGGAGATTCTTCTCTTATCAAAAGTATTCTACTATTGATTACCCTGAGTTCCTTGCTTCACAACAAGAAGAACTTGACAAAGAGTTCAATGAAGAGCCTGTCGAGCAAGTCGACCGTAAGCAGTATTATGACATCAAGCGTAGACTCAGTGCTATCGAGACTAAACTACGATCTAAACATCTTCGTAGTTTGCTTGGTGTTTTCAAGATTCCTTCCATTTGGCACAAGCCTAAAGATGTAACGCTTGATCATCGTCTAATGGGTTGGGATAATGACAGAGAGCTATCAGAATCAGAAAGTGATTCAATGTGGATAGAACCTGTTGAGATTTACTAAGATGTATAATGAGAAAGCAAAGCTCTGCCCGTTGGTTGAGAGCTTTGTTTCTCGGAAAAATTAAATTTAACTTTAGGAGATTATATTATGGCAACAACTAATACACAAACTTACAATAACAATTTCGATATTGCTAAATTTTTCGAGGTTGTAAAAGATGCACCAGCTGGTACTCGTTTGTATCTTGCTCAGGTCTTACTTGACAATGCTTCACAGATGATGAGTCGTCAACAGCGTGAACTACGAGCTCAAGTGGAAGATCTAGTAGATGAATTACAAACAGTTAGAGATGCTCGTAAGAAATACTACGACCAACTTGAGCGTTCAACAAACGTTAAAGGTTAATCAAAATTGGGTGGCAGTTTCAATACTGCTACCCTTTTTTTGTTCATTTAACTTTTTGGAGAGTGTTATGAATTTTATATCTGCGTGTAACTATGATACACTGCTTGAGATTTACTGTGTAGTGTGGTATAGTAAGTTCAAGAGGTTTCCTGCTAGGTCTAAAAAACAACTTGACCGTGCTACTCTGGAACGACGGATAGATTTACTCCGTCGCCACAGATAACACCTTCGTTGTTGTGCACAGGATAGCCCATTTTATTTTAGGAGAAATCAATTATGTTACGAACAAAAGATAAATACTTTGAGATCTTAGTGCGTGAGGAGAATATGATTAAGTACCATATTCGTGCTAATGATCAGCAACAAGCTGAACGAATCTTACAAGATCACTCTAATTATTATGGTGATCAGCATAGCAAAATTGTAGCAACAGATAAACATATTATAGATATTGGAGAATGCAATGTTCCTTTTTGAAATCATAGTTTGGATACTAGTAGGATTAGTCTATTTAGGTGGAGTCTTTTGGGCTTTTAAAGATTGGATTGATATGGATAATTTATTATTTCATGAAGAAGAACCATGGAATAATAATGAAGACAAGCATATTGAAATATAATGCGAGTCTGCCCTTTACAGGGCGCAGGGCATCCTCTTCGGAGTGATGTATTTTTGTAATCAATAGGAGAAGTCAACATGAAACCTATAGTAATGCATGATCTTGCTACTCAAATAAGCAAGCACGATGTGCTTAATTATCTTAGAGAGCAAGGTTATGAGGTAATAAACAGGATAGCTTTTTATGAAAAGTGGGAGTGGGATAGTCACTTTGGTAGGAATAAAGTCCAATTAGTTTATACTTTAGAACATGCTGTTGGATTCTACGACCAAGAAGATCATAGATTTAGACGAGCCTTCTGTATATCTGATCAAGGTAAATACAAACCAGATGCATGGAACTTTCATATCTATGATGTCTATACTAATAACTGCGTTGAGCTCAGTTTAATTACAGTAAGAGGACACAATGGCAGAAATTATGGTACAGATTCATCTATAGCAGACGGTATATACTATGGTATTAAAGGTCTTGATTGTTTCTATAAAGATGGTAGACTCAAGCGTGGCTTTGGTGGACATCTTAATCGTAGACTATCAGGCTTTAGTAGTAACTCTAGAACTACTGCAATTATGTTAAGTATTGCAGTAAATAGTCTTGACATGACAGATGATAGAGACAATCCAACTCAAGCTATCTGTAACAAATTTGGTATACAAGATAGAGGATTATTTAGTCATTGTCATTTTAACAAACATATAGTTACACTAAAACCAAAACTTAAAAGAGTTTGTTTATCAGGTAAAGTAGTTTATATACTTAAATCAGAAGATCCAGAAGCTCATGGTTATGAAGTAGATACTGCTAGAGATTCATATAGTTCTTCTACTTATTATTATAAACTACCTAACGAAATCTATGTTGATGAAGAATATGTAGATAGAAATAGTGTAGTTATGAAAGAGTGTGACCATTGTAATCGTGAGCATATTGATGAGTATATGATTGTTCATAAAGGTGAAACTTTATGTCTTAATTGTGCACCTTACAATTATGCAATACAAAATTACAGTTGTCAAGTAGAAGACTTACTGCAATTTAAAGCGACAAAAGTAAAAGCAAATCCTCTTTACTTTGGTATAGAACTTGAGTATGAGTCCGCTCATAAGATGCGTAAGACTAGAATCTACACAGGAAATAAGCTTAAAGATCATGCACTTATGAAGCATGATGGTTCGCTTAGAGATGGTGTAGAAGTAGTTAGTTGTCCCGCTGAGTTTGATATTCACAAACCTTTATACAAATCATTCCTTGATGATTTGCCCGACAACATTACAGTATCAAATAGAACAGGCATGCATGTCCATGTATCTCGTAATGCTTTGTCACCACTTCAAGAAGGTCGTATCATTGACTTTATGAATCGCAGTGACAATCAAAACTTTATACGTAAGATAGCTATGCGTGAGTCTAATAACTATCAAAGACCTTATGATCATAGTTTACGAACAGCATTACGAGTTCGTAAAAAGATTAAAGATGGTGAAGGTTTATATTCTTATCCAAAGTATTCTAATCTTAATCTAAGTAAAAGATATACCATTGAGTTCCGTGTATTCAGTACACCTAGAACTTATAAAGAGTTTATGATTAAGATGGAATTTGTAAAAGCATTGGTTGACTATTGTCAACTAGCGTGGTACAATGTAGGACTAAAGAGCCAGTCCTACTATGAAAATTTTACTAACTGGCTCAGTGAACAACGCAAATCATACAGTAATTTGTATAATTTTTGTAAGGAGAAGTCATTATGTGCATAGCAATTTATAAACCAAAAGATAAACATATTAAGAAAGAAACTCTTAACCTATGTTATCAAAACAATCCTGATGGTGCAGGCTTTATGTTTGCAGAAGATAAAGAACTTAAGATACAAAAAGGTTTCTTTAACTTTGAAAAGTTTTACAAAGCTTACAAGAAACATGAAGCTAAGAAATGTGTCATCCACTTCCGTATTAAAACACACGGCAAAGTAGATGAAACAAACTGTCATCCATTTTATATTAACAATTCAATGGGCTTTGTACATAATGGTACAATCACAGGCTTTGGTAATGATACATTCAGTGATACTATACAGTTCAATGAAGGTATCTTACAAAAACTTGTAGGTAAATGGGGTAATCTTGCATTGTTTCAAGACCCTATTGTAGATCTTATTGAGAATCGTATTGGTTGGAGCAAACTTATTATGCTTGATCGACATGGTAATCATAAGATCTTTAATGAAGAGAAAGGTGAGTGGGATAATGGTGTATGGTATTCTAATAAATCATACCAACCTGCACCTAAGTATCCTGTTCAAACAGCATGGACTAAGTATGACTGGGGTAGATATAGTAAACAGCTTACGCACTCGGTCTCTCCCGAGCCGATTGCTCAGTCTGTTTTTAAAGTAGGTGACTCATGTATAGTAACAGATACTATTAAAGATCAAACAACAGGAGCTCAACTTGATGTTGGTGAGTGGGTTGAGATTGTTGCATGTAACAAGAATGGTACTGTAGATATTGCATGTGATGAAGGTGATACAACAAGACCATTTATATTCTATAACATATCTACAAAGAGGTTAATGAAAGATGAATATGCAGAATATTGGGATTAATAAGATGACATTTATACAAAAGTATGGTATAATATTAATACTAAGTGTTATATGTTTCAATGTAGTTGCAGAAACTATAACGATTTATAATCCAGACGGTACTATTACTGTGTGTGAAGTTAATAAACAAACAGGAACTATGTACTGTATCTAACTAGGAATAATATTATGCGGTGCTATGCATGTAATAAAAATCTAAATGACTTTGAATCTACCCGTAAGGATAGTGAAGGTAACTATTTAGATCTATGTAATCATTGTTATCACGAGATTCAAGCAGATATTAATGCTGAAGAAAGACAAGATCTTTCTGAAGGCAATGATGAAATGTTTGATGATGATGATGAATGGATAGAACTAGATTTTGATTTAGACGAGGAGTAGAGCATAAGCCCAGCGGTGAGCTGGGCTAGTGCGTATACGACGCAATTACTTATTGCAAACGTACATTGTTACTTCAAAGCCGAAACGCATTTCAGTTGCTGTAGGTTTTGTCCACATATTGTGTTCTCCTTTCGAGTAAAGTAATATACTTTTACTAGTATATAATGTATATTATACACTATATGTGTAGAATTTGCATCGGTTGTTGTATGATTTACAACTAAGGATTATTATGAAAAAGAAAATAAAAAAGTTATTAGATAAACAATTTAAATATGTATCTCAATTGCATAGAATATCTTTTAAAGATTCATTACAAGGTAATAGATACAGATATTTACTTGAACAATTAAGTTATCGTATGGCTGATACTATAGAGGAGATTGATGAGCAAATTTCTTAGACATTTACCCTGTCCTAAGTGTCGTAGTAAAGATAACTTAGGAGAGTATGATGACCATTTTTATTGTTTTGGTTGTCAGTATTACAAAACAAAACAAGACCTGGAGTCGTTGCGTAGTAGACTAAAAGAGAAACGACCCAGTAATGTAGTAACCACCAGTGTGCTACATACAACGGAAGAGCTACCTCAAGTAGCTATGAAGTGGTTACTGTCTTATGGTATTACACTTAACGAAATAGTAAAATATAATTTCCAATGGTGTACTGACAATGGAACATTGATTTTACTTAACACTGGTAACTACTGGCAGGGTAGATCATTTAAATCTTATGGTCCTAAATATTTAAGTCATGGTCCTAAACCCTTGACAGTTTACGGAAAATCTGCTACAATAATTCTAACAGAAGATATTTTATCAGCGATAAAAGTATCTAGGAATCAGCTAGTCTGCTCCGCTCCCTTGTTGGGGAGCAGCCTCGCTTCTAATTTTGAAGAAGAGTTAGTAAACAATTACCAGACGGTATACGTCTGGTTAGATAGAGACAAAGCAAAGAATGCAATAAAGATAAAGAACAGATTAAAAAGTTTAGGATTAGAAAGTAAAGCAATCATTACTAACTTAGATCCTAAGGAGTATAACAATAAGGAGATTGAACAGTGGTTGAAGAACAGATAATTAAATTGTTCTGTACTGATAAAGAATACTATTCCAAGTATTACAAGTATGTTAATCTTAACTACATTAAGTCTAACTATACTAGTCATTACAAATTATTTAACAGTATAGACAGTTACTACAATGCTTATCCAGATAAAGAAAGTATTAGTACAACAGAATTAGAATTACAATACAACAGTAATTATTTATTACAAGAAGCTGAACGTAAAGAGTTAACGCTTCTTGTTACCCGAATCTTTGAAGCTGAAATCACCAACAAAGATGCTGTAGTAAATCTCCTAAACGAGCATCGCAGGCGAGGATTAGCTGGTAACCTCGCCAAGCTTGCTCTCGATGTAGAAGATGGGAGTGCTGATCCACAAAGCTTAATAGAAAAGTTTAAAGACTTTGAAGTAGATGAAGTAACTGATAAAAAGTTTGACTTTCAAAACATGAGTCTTAAACATATATATGATGAGCAAGATAACTATCCAGGTCTACGATGGAGACTTAATTGGCTTAACAAATCACTAGGTAGTCTACGCAAAGGAAACTTTGGTTTCCTCTTTGCTAGACCAGAAACAGGTAAAACTACGTTCTTAGCTAGTGAAATTACTCACATGATTAAACAAACAGATGGTGATATAATATGGTTCAATAACGAAGAAAGTAATAGAGTAGTTGCAGATAGAATTAACCAAGCCTTTGCAGGTGTTGAACGTAGAATACTTAAAGGGCAGCAGCAAGCTGCCTATGAAAAACAATATGAAGATATAGTAGGAGATCGAATTAAATTAGTAGGTAATGAAATTACAGAGTCTACTGATCCTAAGAAAATTGAAGAGATACTTAAAGTTACTAACCCTGCATTAATTATCTTTGACCAAATAGATAAGATTAAAGGATTCAAAGCAGATCGTAATGACTTAGAACTTAAAGCTATCTATCAATGGGCTCGTGAGATTGCAAAGAAATATGCACCAGTAATTGCAGTATCACAAGCATCAGGTGAAGCTGATGGTAAGCTATGGCTTACAATGAACATGGTAGATGGTAGTAAAACAAGTAAACAAGGTGAGGCTGACTGGATGTTAGGTATAGGTAAAGAAGCAGACAACACTAGTAGACTTAGATACTTCAACATATTGAAGAACAAGTTGCCAGGTGATGATGATACTTTACCTGACTTACGTCATGGCAGTACTCAAGTATTAATTAAACCAGAGATAGCTAGATATGAAGACATCTAAACCATACATAACACTTGATGTAGAAACAACTACATCTAATAAAGGTAACCCATTTGATCAAACCAATAAGCTATGTTATATTGGAATAGATGATCAAGTGTTTAATATCGAGTATGATGTTGAGCCCTACAAGGATAATCTCCTAAAGGTACAAGAGTCAATAGACTCTGCCACTGTTCTTGTGGGGTTTAATATCAAATTCGATTTACATTGGCTAGCAAGGTATGGAATTACCTTTGCTACTAAACGTATATGGGACTGTCAAGTAGTACAGTTTATACTTGACGGACAATCAAACCCATATCCTAGTCTTAATGGTGTTGCTGAACACTACGGATTAGA